CTAGCCCGCCGTCTCGATTAGGCTGGCATATGTAATAAGCTTTTTATGCCCGTCTCGGCGCACTTCAAGGCGGCCACTATCACAGTAGCGGTGCACCGTTTTCTCAGTGCATTTGAGTATCTTCGCGGCCTCTTTAACGGTCACATATTCAGGCTGCGCATCTTTGCTTTGCGCTTCAACTATCCGGCGCAAGTCGGATAGCTCACGCATCAGCGGGGCGGTAGCTTCTTGGACTGCAGCTTTTATTTCTGCTTGAAGAGCGCTCATTGGTATTTCCTCAGTTCTGCATTGATCGATAGGATCTGCTCTGCCTGTTCGATGGATTTCTGGGCAACGTCTTCAAGCTGCATTGCGAGCCTGTCACGCTCTGCAGCCAATGCCCTCATGCGCAGGGCGTCCTGATGATGGGTGCCCATTGCGCAACGCTCGATATGTTCGACGCGCGTCGAAATCGCAGTTGTGCTGATATCGATCTGTGTCATTGCGCCTTTGACGCATTCAGCGTCCCATACTCATCAGTTTCATCGGATAGCGGAGTGGACAAATTTAGGTGCGCTGCTGCCTTCATCCCCATGATTGCCGCGAACGGATCAGCCTGCCTCGCCTTCCTGCGCTTCTCCGTTGGAATTGCAGGGTAGGCTTCTTCCATATAGCTGGTGATGATCTGATCCTTGACTACGGCAAGGTCTGTGCCCGTTGTGGTTTTTTGGACTTTGGATGCTCTTCGATTCCGCTCGATGGTGATCAGGCGCTCTGACACTCCGATGCCAAAACCGCCAAGGAAGGAGTCTCTCCAGTGCTTGGTCGGACGAACTAATCTGCGTTTACGTTGTTGGCGATATGCTCGTTCTGATGCGCCCTGCACCAGTTCACTAAGGTAGACCGCGAATTCCACATCCGCTGGCTGACCAACCCATGTGAGCGCGCCCTTGAAGTGCTGCCCCACCAAAAGATGACAATGGGTTACGGTGGCTATCCCTGCGACAGCTTTATCAAGCGCCGGGTGCCGGGATCGGCGTCCAGCATTGTGCTGACCTTCAGTAACTCCAGACGTACCACGCTCACGCAGTTCGTCTTCAGCTACCTCGTGCTGCTGTATGAGCTTGGCCGCACGGCTTGCCGCTGCCGCAACCTCAGCTTCGGATGATGCTTCGTTTGCGGCTCTGGCACGCAGCGCGCGGATCTTGTTGAGAATGTTCTTGCGGTCATCAGTCATGCTGGTCTCCAAGGCACTGGTTTCCATCGATGCCCCCTTGCCAAGGCAAAGGGGCAGAAAGAGAAATCAGTGTTCCGGCGAACCCATGAACGTGGGCAGGTTGGTCTCTTCGGTCGCTTGATCTACGGCTTCCTTGAAGGCGGCTTCGAACACCTTTTCCGGGTTGTAGATCGAGAGGATGAACTTCACCGACTGGCCGGACTTGCGGTAACGGAAGCGCACGGCCATGCGATAAGGCGCGCCACCTTGAAAGACGGGAATTGCGATAATGATCAGGTTGGGGAGATTCAGCTTTTCGCCGTTCTCGTCCTTGTGTTCGTTCAAGAACTTGACCTCGGCCTCGCCCGTGTCGCGGTTGGTCACCACCTTCAGGTCACTGGTTTCGAAAACCTGAAACTTGCGCGACATCGCCAGCAGTTGCGCCAGCTGGCCAAAGCGGCCTTCGATCTGGCGCGCGGTCTCGACCAGGCGGTTTTCCCATGGCTGGTTGCTGTCGTGCTGTTCGCCTTTCAGCACCGCAGGCGTGGGGTCCATGATGTCTTTGGCTTGCGCCTCGATGAACTCCCCCATGTCGTCTTTATCGAGACCCTGTCCCGATACTTTCATCCACGCCTTCCATTCCTCAGACAGTGGGAAGTCATAAACGGCGCGATGGTGGCAATGTCGGGCCGTAGGGTCGCCCTCTACAGATGTCACATCAATCGGCCCGCTCTCGTGATAGTCCGCGATGCAGGTCAGCGCGGGCGCGGTGAGGTCAGCCTTGGCAAACAGAACGGAGCTACCGCCTTTGAAGCGGTTGGCCCAAGCAATGAGGCTGGCGAGATCAGTCAAACGCGCAGTTCCACGGCGGCGGGTGGGTTTCAGGTACTCCGCAGCATCGCGGTGCATGCGCCCCAAATCTTCGACCTTGCGGTGGTTTGGTAACGTGACCAGATGCGGTTTGGTCAGGTTGTGCGCCTTGGGCGTTTCGATACTCTCGTGCAAGCCGATATCAGCCATGACATCGCGCATGGTCTCTGCGGGGTTCTCCATCGTGTGGGAGGTGGTGTCTCGGTGTTGTTCCATTGGGGTTCCTTAACTTAGGGGTGATTTGAGGGTTCAGACGTCGCGCACTTCGCCAGTTTCCGGGTCATGCGGGGTGACATCGCGGACACCGCCCTGCATGCGTTTCATCAGCGGGCTGTAGAGGGTCAGCTGCCCGTTATCGTCGACGTATGCAGCGGCTTGGCTCGGCGGTTTCTTGGGGCCTTTGAAGTCGGCGGAAATCTTCATCGCCATGTCACCAGAGCCGCCAAGCTCGTAGGCGACGCTGAGGGAGAAGGAGCCCTTTGCGCCCTTGTGGCCGTATTCCTCGTTGTGTTCCTGCATCTGAATCAGGAGGTCACGGTGGTCGGCCATGAAGGTTTCGAGGAAGTGACCGCCATCGAACAGCGTGAACAACTGCTCGATGCTGCGGATCGAAAACGGGTCATGCTCAATCACTTCGGGTGGGCTGGGTTGGGATCGTTTGGCCATCACGGGTGTGGTCCTTTCGGTGTCTCGGGTGAGGTTTAGGCAGCTAGGGCGCGGCGTATGTCCGCCTCGTCGCCCCATTGGCGCGCGGCAGCATTCATCATGCCTTCGAAGGATCGACTGCGAAGGCGGCTGCGCTCTGGTCCTGGTGGCATGCGATGAACGCGGTTCCAGCGCTTCCACTCTTCCGTCAAGCGCTTTGGCTCGGGTAACACATTGGTTTCCCGCAGGGGCGTTAAACCATCCAGATACCAGCCGGTTGCTTTGTAGGCCGGGTCGCCATGATGGAATGGCTGAACAATGTGCGGCGCGGGGAGGTCCGCAGGCATGCGATCACGTGCGAGATCGTTCATCGCGGGATTTTCAATAGCGCGGCATGGGATCGGCGCGAGCCAACACGCGGTAAAGACGCTGACGCCGAGTTCAAATTCAGCTTTCAAGTCGTCCCAAGTGCGCCCTTTTGGCAGCTTCTTGGGTGGTGTCCATTTGCCGGGTCCAGACATCCAGCGGCGACCAGAACGACAAAGGCGGGTACAGGGGGGATGCATTACCGCCAGCAGATCCCAGCCTTCCTGCAGTATGCCATCCCGTACATCACAGATGATATGACGGTTGGTTTGGTCCTCTGCGGGTTCCATGTCGCAGGACCAAACGTCATGCCCCAAGGCAAGTAGCGCGCGCCGCATGATGCCGCTGGTTTCGCAAGCGACCAGTGCTTTAGCCATGTCGGTAGCCCTCCGGTGGTGAAGCGATACGCCCGCGCCAAGCGTCGAAATCGGTGCGCAAGGCTTCGAACTTCTGAAAGGCAGTGCCACGCAAATCGAGGTCACGGCGGGTGATGATGCCGCAGACGGTGCGCAGGTATTCTGCGGCGGCACTGGCGTTGAACCGTTGGCCCGGCAAGCCGCTACGGATCGCTGCGAATTTCTGAAACTGCGGATCGTTGCAGAGGATACCGGCCTGCTGGGCTGGGCCGAGGTTTGCAAAACTCTGCTTGTGGCGGCTGGTCATCGGTCACGTCCCAACCTTGCCTCAAGGTCATCGAAGTGATGCGCCAGCCGCCTCAGTTCAGTTCCCATGCCCTTCTCAATGTGGCCGGTGAACAATGGGTTTTTCTCGCCCGCCTCAACATCTGGGAAGAGCGCGAAGGTGATGCCGTACTCACGGTGTTCAGTCGTGCGACAAACCACATGACCGATGCGAAAGTACTGTTTGTCCAAGATCTTCGGGCGGGGAGACATCAGCAGATAGCTTCCTGTGCCAGATCTGAGCAGCCACATCCCGGCTGAGGCGTGCAGTTAGGGTCAGGGGCCACTGCCTGCATGGGCGCGCGTTTGTTGGTGTTTGCGTGAGTGGTAATGCCTACGCGCGCCCCGGATCGGGAAAATACCTTTCTGGCTCCATTGCAGCAGAGGCAAGGGGTGTGGCTGTTGTCGTGATGCGGATGCCAATGCTCGATCCCGCGACCATGGCAGCGCGGACAAGTTACGGTCTCCGGGCGCTGTGCTTTGCAGACTGGGCAGTGACCGGCATGCGCGGGCATGCGGTTGTCATCTGAACAGTTGCAAATCCAATGTGAGAGCGCCGGTGACATGGGTGTTCCTGAAAAAGGGTCGAAGCCGGAGCTTCGGCCAGTTGGTCACGGGGCAGGTTTCAGGCCGCGTGAAGGGAGTTTATGAGCGCGGGCGGCGTTTCAATTTGGAGGATTGAGCCGCCCGCGCCTGATCCGCACCGCAAGACGGGTACGAAACCTCGGGGCCGCATGGTCAATCCTCAAACCCATGTGGCCGATGGTGCTACTGGCAAGTGGGCGGCGCGCGGGGGATCTGTCCGATAGACGCCACGCTGCCAGCAAAGAACGGGCGTGCATTGCGAATGCGTCTGGCCTCACGCTGCATGGCGACGATGCGGCTGGATGCCCCGTTCGTGCATGATTTCGCGAACCCGATTGCCGACGCGTTCCAAAACCATATCGGTCGGTTCTGGCGAGGGCGCTGGCCCTTCGATCAGATGCTGGGGGCGGAGGCGGGCAGGGTTGAACCCTTCGCCGCGTGCTGCCTTCATCACTGCCCAAGCGGACGTAAACAGGTGGGTCTCGTGTATGTGGTCTTCGGGTGAGCCGACGATATGCCGGGCAGTTTGAGTAATGTCTTGCATTCAATCCTCCATCGGTTGATGGGGTGAACGTATACACAATAAATGTATTGTCAACCTTATTGATACATAATTTGTGTAATCAACCTGCGACTCGACCGCGATCTAGCGCTCCACTCACTTGACTGCGCACTCGAATGTGGGTCCTTTCACCCAGTGGGGCTCAAGCAGACGCGATCAGCCCCACCACAAAAGAATATTGAAAGGGAAGCTTAGTGATTAAAGTAACATTGGCCACACTGGGGGCACTATCCGTACTATCAGCATGTGTTGCGCCGCCCGCCTCACCAATGGAGAGCGCGGCGAGAAAGGCAATGGCTGCGGAGTTGGTGGCGAAGCAATGTGCGGGATTTGCTGGTGGTTATCAGGCCGCCAAAGACCTCCGCAGCGACGCCAATCAGCAGATGGTGACCGCCAGAAAGCTAGGCGCAACTGATGCTGACCTGCAAAAAGCCAGAACGGATGTTAGGAATGCTTTTGGAACAATGGAAGCCTTCACCAGCAGACAGGAAGCCTGCAATAGCATGATTGGCGAACTTGCATGGTCAAATAACGTTTGAAACAGCGCCAAGTGAGGGGCGAAGTGATCTTCGCCCCTGTGCGATTCTACCATATTTAGATGAGATTCTGAACCTCGCAGCATTCCAATACTACATATACGCTCACTTGACGTTCTCTTTATGTTCCATCAATCTTAGGTGGCGCTGTGAGCAAACCTCAGGTTCATCACCTTGTAGCGCCCTCATTCGCGAAGAATATGATTATGCGCTGAGGCGTCGATGCAAGAGGTTGGGATGGGTCGCGGAAAGCTAAATTTTGCGCTTTGGGCTGCGATGAAGCGGCTTGGAATTAATTTGAACTGGATACTCGATCCCATTCACTGTGTACGGATTGCAACAGGGGGAAAAGACGCTCCTGAACATCCTGAGGCAGTTGAGCGAACTCGCCATAAATCAGGAAATTGAAGTCTATTCGATGCTCTCTGAAGAGATACGTCATCAGGGGTCGCGCCGGAAACGAGCGCCCTTTTTCGATGTTGCTCACTGCAGCCGTTCTGATCTTGCCCTTCGCGCCAAAGTCCGCCTGACTTAGCCCGGTGTATAGGCGAGACGCCTTGATGCGGATGGCTGATGCCTTGCTTCCGCTATCTCTCGTCATCGCGAGGCGTTCTTTTGTCTCAAAATCCATGACTTAAGATCGCGCGACTACATAAAAAATGAAATGCCTTGTTGTGTGTAGGTTGACTATACATAATTAATGTAATAAATGCCTTGGCATGCAAACCATCCAAAGCATATGTGATGAGATTGGGAGACTTCAACTTGCCCGCCTCATCGGGGTAAGCAGAGCAGCTGTTACCAACGCCATTTCTGATGGCCAGTTTCCTTCGAGTTGGTACGAGGAAATTAAGAGAGAATGTGATCGCCAAGGCATTGAATGCCCCACGAGTATCTTCTCGTTCCGTCGTTCCACCGCATGCCCTCCATCTACGAGCGCATCTCGAAGAGCGAAACCCGCCGCATGAGCCGCCCGCGTCTAACCCTGATCGTGAACAATGATGTGCCATGCGATGAGCGTTGCACGGACGTGTCCCAAAAGGCTTGGTCAAATCAGTTTGACCCCTACACGCTAAAGGTCAACGCGCCGGATTTATGGTCCAGCTATTTCCGCGCCCGGTTCAACAGTCCGCGCGAGGTTGCGCTGTTCTGCGATGTATCTTTCCAGACCGCGCTGAACTGGTGGGGTGCAGTCACCGCCCCCACCAGCCATATCGCACTTTTGGTGATCCTGACCGATCCCAACGCTGCATCATACTTCCAGAATCAATTGGTGAGGGTTGCATGATGGCGCAGACCACCGCACCGCGCATTTTGTCAGAGGCCGAACTCGCTACCATTCAGGTCAACGATGAAGGCGTGCGATTTCTTATGCACTGTATCGCCTTTGAAGCTCATAAATTTGCTGCTCTTCGCAACGTCACGGAGCGAGCGATTGAGGATCAACTGCCCTTCGTCTTTAGCGAACTCAATCGCAGCCTTGGCGACCTCTTGGACGTTCGCAGTGTTCCCGCAAGGGACACATTCTGCCTCGCCAGTGTCAGTATCAGCTTCTCCTATCCAGTCTATCGGCTTGTGGCAGATGCCGCAAAGGATCGGGCAGTCAGTATCGTTAACGGTGATTGAAATGAATTCTTCATCCATTGGGATATCCCTTATCGACCATCATAAATGCATGATCGACGATGCAATCAATCGGAACTTGAAACAAGATCTGGCTGACTGTTCCGCAGGTGACGTCTGGACTTGGGTTGCCCCAGTCAGAGAAACGGGGTTCTGAATGGCTTTCGCTGACCTCGACCGGAACCAAGTGGAAGTAGCAGAATGCAACCCAGAGGCCTGCCGTGTCCTGTGGTGCGCTGTGATTGCGGAGCAGCTTTCGATGGCGCTGCGCCCTCGGCAGATCCACGGGGAAAATGACGTTGCGCGTGCGCGGGATTGGTTCGGCTCCCGTGATTTTCACACCGTGTGCAGCCTGATCGGGCTGGACGGTCATTGGGTGAATGCACAGGTCCAGATCAAGATTGCGGAGGCTGTTGAGCGAGAGGCCAATGGCGTCAGTCTTCAAGGCATTTTGCCCTCACAAATGATGAGGGTCAGAGCATGACGGGAGAGGGCCGGTCCACTGCGGTCTTGAGGCACCGTATCGAGATGCACGTGCAGGCGGCGTGGTTGTCGGATCGAAAGTCGCACGCGGCAGAATCTGAGGGCGGTGATGGCATTTAAGCCTGTTCGTGACGGTCGGGGGCAACCCCGGTTTTTGTGCACCTGCGACGACTGCGGACGCGAGGATACGGTTGCGGCGCGCCATGGTGGGGCTGGCAGTGACGGACACGGTCAGGCGGTTTCCAAAATTCAACGGTTGGGGTGGTCCTACATCGGCAAACGACTGCGGTGCGGTACCTGTGAGGCGAAAAGAAAGGTGGAGAAAATGGCGGCAAAAGCAGAGCGGAAAACACCGGCCCAGACGGCTCCGCGTGAACCGACGCGGATGCAAAAGCGCGAAATCATGGACCTGTTGAACGAAGTCTATGACGACGAAAAGCAGTGTTTTTGTGGCGGCGAAACTGATGACACGGTGGCCAAGGTGCTGAATGTCATGCCCGGCTGGGTTGCTGGCATCCGCGAAGAGTTCTTTGGGCCAGATGGCAGCAATGACGACATGGCCGCGCTTGGCGATGAAATCCGCAAGTTCATGCAAGATACGCAGACGCGCCTGACTGCTGCGAAATTGGAGGTGGAGAGCCTCGATGCTGTCATCTGTCGTGTGTCCTCGATGGCCAAGACGCTGGATCAGATCAAAGAAGCCGTTGGCCCGCGTAATCTGACGAGGGTCAAATGAGTGAGGAGCGCGCCTTTCGTCTGGTCGAGGCTGAGGCAGTAGATGTCTATCCGATCTCCTCAACGGAGCGTCTGGATGCGCACTATTTCGTCGCGTGGAACCTCAAGCGGTGGCGCGGCAGCGACTTTCGGCGGCATGGCTACGCAGATCCCGAAGTGGGGTTCTTCGGGGTCGAGCTGTTTCATTTGGCGCAGGATGAAACGCCGGTGGGCACGTTGCCTTGTGATGATGAGGCGCTCGCCTTTCTGTTGCGGATGCCCATTGGCCGGTGGCGAGAGCTGCGGGCACGGGAGATCACGCCCCTGCACGGCTGGCGTCAGATTGCCTGCGACAACGGCCAGGTGCGGTTGGCGCACCCTGTCGTGACGGAGGTGGCGTTGGCGGCGCTTGGGTCAAAGAAGCGGAACGATACCAAGAATGCAGATGACCGGATGCGGAAACGGCTCGGCACGATTGTTGGTCATTTGAACGGCCTGCCTGGTGGCGCGCGCATGGCGGGGAATGATGAGGTTGTGAACAAGATCAGCGACTGGATCGATGGGCAGTACCCCGGCGGCAGCGCCACGTTGAAGCGCGTCAGAGAGGCGCTCAACGATCTGTCGAGCCAACACTGATTTCTTTCCAAAAACTCCCGCCGGAAGAAACAGGAATTTCCAAAACCGTTTTTGGAAGTTTTCATTTTTTCCAAAAACCGCGCGGCTGAAAGGAAAGGAGAAGAAATCAAAAGAAATGAAATCTTCCGAACGGTGGCCGTTTTTGACGGATTTTCCTGTGGATAAGTTGGATTGCTAAGAAAGGGGCATGGCCATGGAGGGGCAGGAACTACAAGAAGGCAAGGCACGGGTCAGGGCGCATTTGATTGTTCCATTGGAGCGGCGCGGGCTGGAGCGTAGGCGTGGCGTCCGCCTTGAGGATCACCAGGCGTTCTTGACCAGCCTGGAGGCGCGGCTTGCATACATGCAGCCGGATAAGCTGATCGCATTGGCGGAGGTGATTGAGCGCCACGCCACGGGCAAGCTCAAGACGAATTGGCCCACTGAGGTGAGCATCATGAATTGGGCGCGTTTGATGCAGGTGCCACCGGCGAGCGAAAGCCGTTTGGTGCGCACCTACATGCAGTCCGGCGCAGGTTTGGCGGCGCGTGATGGTGGCTATTTGGTCGAGCTGTTCGGATACCTCAAGAAATGGGGCGCACCTCCGAACGGCTATTCCATGTCAGAGATCCGAAAAGAGGCGGATCACAACCGGGGCAAGTTAGCTGCGATTCGGCGGGCGGTTAGCGCTGGCCGTGCCACCGCCTCAGAAATCCAGTGGCAGCAGGGCTATCTGAGCACCGAGGCGCGATGTCTCGACATAATCAATGCGAAAGGGAAGGTGGACGCATGAGCGTTGTGATTGTTGGGGCAAATGGTGTGGCGCGTTTGCTGGAGGAGGCGGAACGGGTTGCGATGGTGAAAGCGCGTGGTGTCGTCCCGTCTGCTTGCGGTGACAGTATCCCCGAGGCTCCGGCGCGAGGTGCTTTCCGCGTCTTTGACCCCGTGGCGCTCTACCCTGACGGCAGCGATTATGCTGTGAAATCGGCAGGCTATCGCGGGCGCAAGGCCATTCGTCTCGCTGATGCGTTCGACAAAATGGAAGGTCAGGCGCGCAAGGTGCTGTTCGAGCCTCATCAAAAGGCTATCGGTCGTAGCTATGGTGCCTTGTTCGAGAAACTGGATGCGGCAGGTGTTCGGTGTTCTTCCGTCGAGGCTATGCAGCAGCAAGCATCGAGCGGAGGTGGTGAGTATATGGATGCGCTGCTTAGGGATCGGCAGCGGCTGGATGATATGCAAGACCGTGTCGGCTACGGGGTGGCATTGTCTGTGCGACGGATACGGCCTTCGGCGCGTGGTAAGGTTGGTCTCATCAAGGATCGTAGCTTAATCGATATGGTTTGCGTTCAAGATCTCACCTTGTCGGAAGTGTTGAAGAAATGCGGCTGGGTAGCTGATGGGCAACGGGCGCAGGGTAAGCACATCAAGTCATTGCGGTTAGCATTGTTGTCTGCGCTTGATCGCATGGCCGGGGTGTCCCATTCGGGTCATGTTGCGCCCTATCACAGCGGGGCCGCTCCGGGCATCGCGCAGGAGCAATGGCGCAACCGCCCGAAGAATGGGGATTGACGTTAGTACGACCGACTGCCTATGAATATGCATCATCACGAACTGCGCCCACGGGAAACCGGCGGGCGCTTTTGCGTTGTACATTCTGAAAAATCGAGGGGTTCCCGTGGCGCGATTGAAGATCTGCGCGGCGTCAGGCTGCGAGGACTTCGCTGTGCCTGGGTTGTCGCATTGCGAGCGGCATGAAGCGGCACGGCAAGACAAGCTGAAGACACGGCGGGCCAAGGCGCAGACCTCGCCAGCGGCAGTACTGGCTCGTGTGCTTTATGCCGATCCCAAATGGAAAGCGGCGCGTTTGGCTTTCCTGCGCGCGCATCCGCTTTGCGCTGACTGCGGAGAGCTTGGCGTGATTGAGGCGGCAACGGATGTCGATCACATCACGCCGCACAAGGGCGACCGGAAACTGTTCTGGGATCGCTCGAACTGGCAGGCGCTCTGCCATCGCTGCCACAGCCGGAAAACAGCGCGCGAGGTGTTCCACGGGTGACCGGGGGGGGTATCTCAAAATCAAACGGGATATGCCCCAAACCGGCGGGGATACCTTTGTTTTCGCGGTCGCGAAATTGGAGACAAAAACCCACTTTGAAGGGAGATGGAGATGAAGGGACGAAAGCCAAATCTTCAAAACGTGGTTCCAATGAAGGGCGAGTTCAAAAAGGAGGTGCCCGATGCACCAGACTTTTTGGATGATCTCGGTCGTGCCGTTTGGGACGAATTGGTCCCGGAGCTGGTGCGCAAGGACCGCATGGAAATCTTGTATCGCTATCAGTTCGCGACCTACTGCGCAGCTGTGTCGAAGTTCATCCAGGCGACCAATGATCTGGCGCTCGAAGGCCTGACCTATGAAACTGGCAAGGGCCGCAACGGCAATCAACGCCGCCCGAATCCGGCGATTGCAGCTCAGTCTGGCGCAATTGCAGAAATGAACCGGGGCGCAGCAGTCTTTGGCCTGTCGCCAGTGGATGCCGCGCGCCTCGACGGCGGTGGTCAGGGCGATCTCTTCGATGAGGTCGTGAAGCAACTCAATGGAACCAATTGATCACCCAGTCTCGCGCTATGCGACCGGGGTTGTAGAGGGAGACATCATCGCGGGCGATCTGGTCCGCATGGCGTGCGAGCGGCACCTGATGGACTTGGAAACCGGTGCTGATCGCGGGCTGTACTTCGACTGTGAAGCGGCAAGCCGCATCATTCGTTGGGCTGGGATGCTTCAACACACCACCGGGCCGATGGGCGGCAAACCTTTGGTATTGGAGCCTTGGCAGCAGTTCCGGCACGGGTCGGTTTTTGGCTGGAAATACCAGGACACCGGCTTGCGCCGCTTCCGATCCACCTATCACCAGGTGGGCAAGAAGAATGGCAAGACCACCGACACTGGCGTGCCGATGCTCTACACCCAGCTCTTTGATGGAGAGGCCGCGCCACAAGGATACTGTGCCGCAACCACCAAGGATCAGGCGGGGCTGTTGTTCAAGGAAATGAAGCGCATGATTAAGCGCTCACCCTTTCTTGGGCAGTTCATGAAGGTTTGGCGCACCACGATTGAAACGCCGCGCACGGATGGCTCAATCGCCTGTCTCAGCCGCGACGGTGACAGCTCGGATGGGATCAACCCATCTTTCTTGGCGCGTGATGAAATGCACCGCTGGACGGATCGTGAGCTCGCCGACACGATTGTGGAAAGTATGATCGCACGGGATCAGCCGATTGATTGGGTGATCACCACTGCGGGTCAGGACCGCAATTCGCTCTGCGGCGAAATCCGCGGTTACGCCGAGAGCGTCCTGAGTGGCAAAGTTGAGGATGACAATTTCTTTGGCTTCGTTGCGGAGCCACCGCCGGATTGTGATCCCGCAGACCCGCTTGCCTGGGCAATGGGCAATCCGAACCTCGGCGTGAGCAAGAAGGCCGAGGCGATGCAGTCCACGTTGCGATCCGCACTGGCCATCGCCGGGAAGATGCCGAACTTTCGCCGCTTCCATTTGAACCTCTGGACGGAGGGTGCGCAGACATGGATCGCCTCGGACGTTTGGGACAAGGGGTTGGCATCCGCGCCGTTTGATCCCGCAATGCTCTACGGGCGCAAAGCCTGGGTTGGGCTTGATCTGTCAAACAAGGTGGACACGACCGCAATTGTGATTGCGGTGCCGGTCGATGGGCTCATCTACCTCATCACCTACACCTTTCTGCCGGAAGGCCCGAAAGGCTTCATCCAGCGGGCACAAACCGAAAAGCGTGAATATGTCGGTTGGCGCGATAACGGCTGGCTGGAGGTTCATAAGGGCGGCACCATCGATGAGGACCAGATCGCGGATCGGTTGGAATGGGTCAGGCAGCGCTTTGATCTACAAGAGGTCGCCTATGACCCGTGGGGCATGAAATATCTGGCGGACAAGCTGGATAAGCGGCGCTTTCCAATGGTCGAACACCGGCAAGGCTACGCCTCGATGTCGAACCCTATGAAACGGTTCGAGGAAAAGGTTGCTCAGAACAAGATCCGCCATGGCGGCAACCCGGTGTTGGGTTGGCAGGTCGGTAACGTCCACCGCGACGAGGACGCCGCCGAGAATGTGAAGCCGAACAAAAAGAAATCGACCGGCCGCATCGATGCGGCGGTGGCAGCGATCATGGCGCTTGGGCGCGCAGAGGTCGGTGAAGAGAAACGCAAAGCGCGCGAGGTTGAAGTTGTATGAAGTTTCTGGGGTTGGAAATTAGCCGCGCCGGGGCAACTAACGCTGGACAGGTGCGCGTAGAGCCCCCGGTTATGGCGGCAGCGGTTGAAGCTGGCGTGTCTGGCATCGCCGCTCCGAAACCGTGGCTCACAGAAATCGGTTGGGGCGGTCCATCGCTCTCCGCCAAACTGCCGCGTGTGGCACCGCAACGTGCAGAGCAGCATGGCACGGTTTTTGCCTGTTGCAACAATATCGCCGGGGATCTTGCAAAGGTGCCGTTGAAGCTGTGGCAGCGCCAGGCGGATGGCCAAGAGGTACGGGTGCGTGAGCATCCGGCAAATTATCTTCTGAATGTCGAAGCCTCTCCGGGGGTGCCTGCTAAAATCATGCGCTTTGCGTTGGTCTATGCCTGGGCATTGCGTGGGAATGGGTTCGCCTTTGGCCCGCGTGATGGCGGCGGGGAATTGGAAATGATCGAACTTGTCGATCAGGATGCCTGCACTCCGCTGAAAGCTGGCCGAGATCGGTTCTATGACTTTACCGATGGCGCTGGCATTGCGCGTCGCGTCGCCAGCCGTTCCATGGTGCATCTGCGCTATATGGCGCTTGATGGCTGGACTGGACGATCCCCGTTGCAGGTCGCAGCTGAGACCGTGGGGCTTGCTTTTGCCGGTCAGGAATCGGCAGCGCGCTCCGTCTCTGGCGCTCATTCCAAAGCCTACATGAAGCTGGGCGAGAGCTATGAAGACGATCAGACGCGGACGCGAAACGCGCGCCGGATCAAAGAGACCCTGCTGAATAGCAATTCAGATGGTATTCCAGTTCTTGGGCCAGATGAGGACATCAAGAGCCTTGATTTGACCGCTGCCGATCAAGAGCTGCTCGCCAGTCGAAAGTTTGACCGGGAGCAATTGGCCGCGATCTATCGGATGCCACCCTCCAAGCTGCAAATGCTGGAGTATGGCGTGAAGGCCAATGGTGAGCAGCAGGCCATCGACTATCTGACGGATTGCTTGTTCCACTGGTCCGGTCTTGCAGAACAGACAATGGCAATGGCGGTGCTCACGCGCCGTGAGCGCGAGGCTGATTTCTTTCTGCGTCATGACTTCGATGCCCTCCTGCAGCCGACGGTGAAGGAGCGCAACGAGGCGATGAACAAAGCCATCGGTGGGCCATTCATGACGCCGAACGAAGGGCGCAGGAAAATCGGCCTGGAGCCAGTCGACGGCGGTGAACGGTTAAACCCTGCACCGAACATGACGCGCGATGACAGCGCCGGAAAATCTGACAGTAAGGGGAATGAGAAATGACGCGAACCACTATTGGCGCGCTGGTTGGTGGAACGGATCTGGCCCTGCATGAGGCGGGGCTGCCACTGCTGAACATGGAGATCCCTGCGACGGAGGCTTCTTTCGCTTTCGATGCACTGAGCGATGCGGGGGTGACCTTTGAGCGCGGGCAGCGGTTTGCTGTGCATCAGCGTGTGGCCTATGTGCCGGTGCGCGGCCTGTTGACGCCCAATTCGGCTGTGTTGGAGCGGTATCTTGGTTGGTCCACCTATCACGGCATCGCAGAAACGATGGCCACGTTGTCGGCAAGCGATGAGGTGGAAGCGGTTGTACTGTTCTTTGACACTCCAGGCGGGGCTGTGATGGGCATTCAATCTGCGGTGGCCGCTATTCAGGCCTGCGCGGCGGTGAAACCCATGCATGCTTTGGTGCATCCTTTAGCGGCGTCAGCGGGCTATTGGCTTGCCAGCCAGTGTCAGGATCTTAGCGCCAGCCCTGGCAGTTGGGTAGGATCGGTCGGAACGATGCTGACGGCCTATCAGCCAGTGCAGCCCGGAGAGACCGGCAACCAGATCTATATTCTAACCTCGGAGCATGCCGGGGCAAAACGCCCCGATCTTTCCACCGATGAGGGAAAGGCGATTTCGATGGTCCGGCTAAACGCGATGGAGGCGGAGTTCCTGAGCGCCGTGGCGCAGGGGCGTGGCATTGCCGTTGAGGATGTGCCGGGGCGTATGAGTCGCACCGACGATGACAAGATGGGCGGTGACGTGTTTTGGGATGAGGAAGCCGTTTCTCGAGGTCTGGTTGATCAGATTGAAACTGTAGCCTCGTTCATGTCGCGCGTCGCCGGTCTTTACGCGCCCCAAAAGCAGACCCGGTCGCAGGCGTATCACGCCAAAGCCGCAGCAGCTAAGGCTTCGGCCTCTCTCTAACAACCTCAATCATTCTCATCTGCGCTGATCTGCGAGGATCGGCGTTCCCCTCGCGCGAATGCGGCGAGGCCAATTGGGCTGCGCGCGTGCAGCCCTCCATGTGAAAAGGAGAAAGAAACATGGATATCAACGATCTGCGCCGCATGCTGAAAGCATCGGCGGATGACATGGAAGTCAAAGCCAAGGCGATTGAAGATTTGGAGGCCGCTGAGGACACGGATGATCAAGCGCTCGCAGCGGCTGTCGCTGCATTTGAGGCCGCTGAAAGCGAGTTCAAGTCATTGCAGGTCAAAGTGACACGGGCTGAATCCGTCGAGCGGGCAAAGGCTGCCACTGCAACATCTGAAATCGACACGCCGCCAGCGGCTCCAGTCGCGGTGGCAACTCCCAAAGACCCGGTACATGAGGGGATTGAGGTCGGGTTCATGGCGCATGCCTTGATCAATGCACGTGGCGACCGGGACCGTGCGGCTGCGCGGCTTGAGCAAGAGGGTCATTCAGCGATTTCGGCGGCGCTGTCTGGTGCGACAGAGAGCGCCGGTGGCGTCACGCTGCCGCGTCCGCAGGCTCAACAGGTGATCGGCCTCTTGCGTCCGCGCGTGACAGTGCGGGCCTCGGGTGCGCGCATCCATGATATGCCCGCTGGTGAGCTGCGCAACGCGCGCCAGGCGACTCCGGCCTCGGCGGCTTACGGTGCGGAGAATGCCGCGATTGTCGAGAGCGAGCCGACCTTCGACAAAGTGGAAGAGAAGTTCCGCAAGCTCACGTCTTTGGTTCCCATCGGCAATTCGCTGTTGCGGCATTCCAGTGCGTCCATTGCGATCTTGGTCCGCGACAGCATCATTCTCGAAATGGGGCTGAAAAACGATCTGGCGTTCTTGCGTTTTGATGGCACCGGGAACCTGCCGAAAGGTCTGCGCCAGTGGGCGTTGGCCGATCATTGGCAGGCTGCGGTCGCGGGCAACGATCCTGCGGTGGTCGAGGCTGCTATTCGCCGGATCAAAAGCAAGGTCGAGGATGCCAACGTCGCGATGGCCGCACCCGGTTGGATCATGCGCGCCTCAGCCAAGAACTTCCTCGCAAGCCTGCGTTGGCCCAATGGCTTCAAGGTGTTCCCGTCCATCGATGACAGCGGCACGCTGCATGGCTATCCGATCCGCACCACCTCGCAGATCCCCGACAACCTGGGCGCTGGTGGCGATGAGACTGAGATCTACTTCGCAGATTTTGCGGAAATCATGATTGGTGACGCGATGCAGATCTCTTTCGGATCCAGCACCGAAGCGGCCTTTGTGAACCAAGCCGGTGATACAGTGTCTGCTTTCCAGAACGATTTGACCCTGATGCGGGCCATTGCAGAGCACGACATGGCCCCGATGCACGACGAAGCCATCGCTGGCCTCAACGGCGTCGGCTGGTCTCTCTGATCGCCACGTTAGTGATGTGACCTCGGCGGCAAGCGCCGGGGTTTAACCCTCCCGACAAGACAAGGATTGCTGAAATGGAAAAAGTAATTGTTGAGTTTCTGAAAACACACGGCCGCTACGTCAAAGGTGATGTCGCGGGTTTTTCGGCTGAGACCGTCGCCGCGTGGCCCAAGGGTGTGTGCAAACCCTATGACCCAAATGCCAAAGCGGAAACTGTTGCACTGAGCGTCGACACATCCGCAGCGCAGAAGATGATCGAGCATGCGCGGGCAGAGATTGAGGCAAAGGGTGGCGAGCTCGACACCCGCGAGGCGGATTTGAAGGCGCGCGAAGATGCGCTTGCGCAACGTGAGGCAGAGCTTGCAACCAGCGTGTCGACAGAACCGGCAGCCGAAAACACCGAAGATGCGGCCAAATCGCCTTCTGGTGAGCCGCCGAAACAAGGCGCGAAGAAGTAAGGCGGGCGAGGTAACGCATGCAGTACGTGGGTGAAGGCGAGTTGCCACTGGCCGTCTCAATCGAAGAATTCAAGCGATCCGTCCATCTCTATGAGGGGGACGCTGAAGATGATGGCGCGCTTGCGGCGCTGATTGGAGCCGCGCAGCAATTGGTCTTCACCGCGACAGGACGTGCATTCTCGCCGGTCTTGTATGAATTTACCGTCGCTGCAGGTGCGTGGCGACGGTGGTGGCTGCCGTGTGCGCCAGTGTCGTCGATCCAAACGGTCGAGGTGGTTTTCACAGATGGCTCTACCTCACTGCTGACAGCGGGTGAGTATCGTCTTGTTGATGGTCAAAATGAACCGCAGCTCATTTTGGCCTCAGATTTGGAGCTTACCGCCGAAACCGTGCGTGTGGTTGCCACTATCGGCCATGCAGTTAATGCGCCGGAAACGCGGACCTTGCGCCGAGCAATCATTCTGATCGCAAAGGAATGGATGGACGCAGAAACCGCCATCGAGGATCAGCCAGAGGCCGCACGCGTATCGTTCCAAGCGCGCCATTTGATTGGGCAGGTCCGCTATCGGCGTCCATGCATTTGTGCGGAGGCATAAATGTCGAAGGTGAAGGTTCAGTTCCTCGAGCCCGTCCAGCTGGATGACGGGATGCAGCGTCGCAATGATCATATCCCAGTTGGCGAAACGATGTGGGCTGCGCGTCGAGATGTCTCGGATGGGGAGAAATGGCGCAACGGTGCGTATGAGGCGTCGTCGATGACGCGTTTCATTATTCGTCATGGGGCATTTGCGCAGCGTCTGACACCGCAACATCTCATTCGAGCTGGCGGCACTGAGTTCGCGATCCTCGGCATCAAAAACTGTCGTGGGCGTAATCGCGCTCTCGAGATCACGGCTGTTGCGAAGGTTTAGCGATGGTTTTTGAGATGCAAGTTGAGGGCTTCAGCGCGCTGGAAGAGGAGCTGGACGCTTTGAGCAAGGCGGCAGGTAAAGGTGTCTTGCGCCGGGCGCTGAAGACCTCGGCAGAGCCAATGGCCGAGCTGATGCGGCTGGCGGCTCCTCGAGGAGATGGTGATCTGGTGGAAAGTATCGCGGTGAGTGACAAGCTCTCCCCGCACCAGCGTGCCCAGCATCGCAGGATGTTCCGTGATGACCGGGCGGCTGTTGAGATGTTTGTGGGGGCTGGTCCGCTGCCACAGGCGCATAACACGGAGTTCGGCAACATCCACCAAGCCCCGCAGCCCTGGGCACGTCCGGCCTGGGACCGCGACCACCAGGCCATGCTGAAGCGCTTGGGCGAGGATCTCTGGGCGGAGCTGTCCAAGGCCATCGCCCGCGCTGAGCGTCGTGCGGCCAAAAGGATGTAGCAATGCATATTGAACTGCGCGCCATCTTGCGCGCCTCAGCCCCAGTGGCCGCACTCTGCGCCAACCGTGTCGATTGGGGTGCGCGCCCGCAAGGCGATGACTACCCGGCCATTGCCTTGCACCAGGTGGGTGGCACCCAGGGGCATACGCTTCAGGGCACTGACGGTCTGTTTCAAGGGCGGGTGCAGGTTGATTGCTACGCCCTTCACTACAGCGAGGCCAGAGCCCTGGCGCAAGCCGTGAAGCTGACGCTGGATGGCTACCGGCAAGACGGCTTTCGAGGCGTGTTTCTCATGGAGGATCGCGACACATCGGAACGCGGATCAAATGAGGCAGACCGGCCCTGCCGCGTCTCCTTGGATTTCTTTGTAAACTGGAGGACAGCTCATGTCTGAGACCCAAGCCGATATCGGCTACAATTCAACTTTTGGAATGGCCGAAGCAAAAGCCGGGCCCTTTCCGGCGCTTGCGGAAGTGACCAGCATCACGCCACCGGGGCTGTCGCGCGACGCCATCGATGCCACGCATCTGAAGAGCCCCGAACAGTTTGAGGAGTTCATTGCCGGCATCAAAAAGGCCGGCGAGGCCAAGATGGTGCTGAACTTTACGCCAGCGGTGTATCAGACGCTGGTGGCGGCTTTTGATGCGGGCAAGCAATGGTGCCAGATCGGCTGGCCGGATGGCTCGACCACATTGACGTTCCTCGCGGTGATCACTGGCCTCGAGGCAGGTGAGCTGAACAATGACAAGATGACGGCAACGCTGACGGTAAAACCCTCCGGCAAGCCTCTATTGGCGGTGGCGTGATGGCGAACTCATTCCTGGGAGAAACCGAGGTCTCTGCCGATGGCAAGATCTGGAAACTGCGCTGTGACTTCAATGCGATGATCGCGTTCCAAGAGGCGACGGGCATGGATGCGCTTGATGCCTTTGAGGGGGTGGAAGAGGACAATGTGGATTTTGTCATTCTGCGCCACATCATGCATGCCTTCCTGCAGCATCACCATGAGGATGCCAGCTTGAAGGATGCGGGCAGTGTCTTGAGTGCCGATCTTGATGCTGTCTCGCGGGTGATCGCCTCTGCCTCGCCGGAACTGGATGAGGGCGATACAGCGGGAAACGGCCCGGCGGTCGCGGGAAGCGCGGCCTAGATTATCTCGCTTTGTTGCGGGCTTATGTTGCCGCTGGGTTTGATCCGGCGGCTTTTTGGTCTCTGACGCCTCGCCTGTACTTCGCGCAGATGCAAGGGGCGCGAGACCGGCTGCAGCGTGAGCAGCGGGATCGGTCCTGGTTGGCGTGGCATGTCGCGGCCCTGATGCGGGCGGATCAGATCCCCGATTTTACGCAATTCGTGGAAGGTGTTGCGACCAAACCGCAGACGCCTGAGGTGCAAAAGGCAATGGTCCTGGCGCTTGCGCGCGCCTGGGGCGCTGATGAGGTGACATGACAAAATCAGTGATTGGCGCCCTGCGGGTGAACCTGGGGCTTGATAGCGCCAAATTCGAGCGGGGCAGCAAACGGGTTCAATCGCCTCTCGCGGGCATGAAGAAACAGTTCCTCGCTGTCGCGGCTGCAGCCTCGGCGGCGGGGGGCGCGATCACCGCAGCAGCTCTTTCGGGGGCGCGGGATCTCGACAAGGCCGCCAAATCGGCGCGACGTCTGGGCGCATCCATTGGGGCGTTTCGGGCGCTGGAACTGGCGGCGGGGGAAGCGGGTGTCAGCCTGTCGAGCCTGACAAATGACATTCAGACCATCGATCGGGAGATTGCCGCAATCGGCACGTCCGGCAATGCCCAGCGGGCGCTGGATGCTTTGGGTCTCACTGTGCAGGATCTTGCGGATACGGATGCGGATCAAAAACTGGCGCGCATCGCGGATCGGATAAAGGCATTGGGGCTGAGCACGGGTGAGGCCTCTGCGGTGCTGCGCGATCTCGGCGTGCGCAATCGGGAAATGGTGCTTTTGATGCTGAGCGGCGGTGACGCTATCCGGCAAGCGCGCTCCGATATTGAAGACTACGGCCTGGCGGTGCGTGGTGTTGATGCAGCTGAGATTGAGCTGGCCAATGATCGCATCGCCCGCCTCGCGCTGGTCAGCCAATATGCCAGCCAGCGGTTGGCGCAAGCCTTGGTGCCCGCCCTTGGTCGCCTGGCAAAGGCCATGACGGACAGCCTGCGCGAGGGGGGCACGCTGCGGGCCGTGATCGATGGGCTCACAGGTAATTTGCAGCGGATGGGCAGCTATCTCGCCGTGGCGGTGGCTGGGTTTGGCACACGCTATGTGGCGGCCCTGGTGGCGGCGAAACTGGCCACGGCGACCCTATCGGGGGCGCTGGTGTTTTTACGGGGCGCGCTCATCCGCACCGGGATCGGTGCCTTGATCGTTGGCGCGGGCGAGCTGGTCTATCAGCTGTCGCGTCTGATCAGCCGTTTGGGCGGGTTTGGTGAAGCGCTTCGGCTGATGAAAGCCGTTGCAGGCGAGGTCTGGGAGCGCATGGGTCTTGGAGCCTCCTCGATGGGGGCCTCGCTGAGTGCCACCTGGGATCACGTCAGCAGTGGCTTTTACGAGATGATTGCCACCTTGCAGACCCGCTGGTCGATCTTCCTGCGCAATCTTGCGGGGGCCATGAATGGGATTCCCGGCTTCAAATGGGTTGTGGAGGATTTGCACGGGGCGTCGGTGAAAGCCCGGGCGGCCTCTTATGAGACCACCTCGGCGGCAGATGGCTATTTGGCCTCTGCGGATGCCGCCCGGGCGCGTGCGGATGTCTTGGCGCAAGCCGCGCAACGCCCGCTGTCGAGTATGGAAGCACTGCGCGAGGCCATGCGCAAATCGCGCGAGGAATCCGAGAGTGGCGCGATTGCGACAGATCGGGTGACAGAGTCTTTGGCGACACTTGGCAACGAGGGCAGCAAAGGTGCGGGACGTGCCTCTGAAGCGGTGGAGGGGCTGGCGCAAGAGTTGCAGTCGGTCAAATCCGCCGGTCAGTCGGCGTTTGCAGGTTTGGTGACGGGGGCCAAGAGCTTCAAAGAGGCGCTGAGCGAGGTGGCCTCCAGTCTGGCGACGGCTTTTGCCAACAAGGCGTTCAGTTCTCTGTTTGGCAATGTCTTTGAGAATATTCCCGGCTTTGCCAATGGCACGCTGTCGGCACCAGGTGGAATTGCACTTGTGGGCGAGCGGGGTCCGGAGCTGGTGAACTTGCCGCGCGGCGCGCGCGTCTCAACTGCACAAGCCACAAGAGGCGCGCTTTCTGGCGGTGGCGTTGCGGATATTCGTGTCTTTGTCGATCAGGATGGAAACTGGCGCGCTGCCGTTGAGCAGATCGCCGGGGCCATTGCCGTGCAGACCTCCTCTGCGGCGATGCAAATGCAAGATCGCAAGACCTCCGGAAACTTGCAAAATCACTTGAATAGGAAGGGTTGATGAAACGCCCCATTGTGACGGTGCCTCACGATCTGTTGCGGTTCGTGGAGGTGGATTGGGATATTGATTGGCGCGGCCAATCCAATGGCGACACCACCGGCGGCAACTCCGCCGTTGTCTTCAACAAATTCCCGCGCTGGATCGGATCCCCCAGTCTGTTCTTGGATGCGGATGCGATGGCCATGTGGCGCACGGTGCGCGCGCAAGCCCAGGGACGGCTTGGGATCTACAAGCTCACCATGATCGACCCGGTGGGGTTTGACGGAGATCGCTCTCAACAACCGCTCGGCTTTGCAGGTGGTGGCCTGTTCGCAAGCGGGGCTGGCTTTGCGCATGATCCGCTGTGCTTTGCCGACAGCGATGCCCCGGCTGGGGCGACGCGCATCGTGATCTCTGGTGCCGAACACAGGCCCAGACCGGGGCAAATCATGAGCCACCAGTTGTGGCCCTTTGTGGTGACATCCGTTGAAGAGCGGGCCGGTGATGTGTGCGCTCTGGAGATCCAGATGCCGCTGCGGATCGCGATTGCCAAGGGAGATCCGATCCGTCTGCAGGGACAGGGGCTTTTTGAGGCCGTCGAGGAGGGAATGGGGCGCAGCAGTTATGGTTTGGCGATGGTGTCCCGCCCCAGGTTGAGCTTTCGAGAGGTATTGAACCGATGAGCTTCTTTCCCGAGGGCTTTGATCCCGGTGGTACGCTCAAAGGTGGCCTGGATCTCTGCGCCATTGAGACGCCAGACGGGCCCGCTCGCTTTATCATTGGCACGGATGGGGTCTTTGTTGATGTCAACGGGGATCAGTGGTTCGGCACGCAGCTCGCCTCGGTCTCGAGCCTGGGGAGCGCGCTGGACGGGCAAGCCCCGGAAGGCTCTGTCACCCTGTCGTTCTTTCAGGATCCCGATGCAGACGATCTGATCGCGCAGGTCAAAGCACTGGGCTTTGCCTATATCGCGGGCCGCAAGATCACCTTTTATGTGCAGCCCTGCGCCTCGATTGAGGAGTTCTATGCGCCCAAGGTCGCCCCGGTTCAGTGGATGCAGCGCACCATGCGCTCGCTGACCTTTGGGGTGAGCGGCGCTCAGGATCGATCCATCACGCTGGGGTTTGAGGCCTGGACGGAAAACCGGCGCGCCGCCCGGCGCATCGTTCTCAACACCGAAGGGCACGCCAAGCTGATCGGGCATGACAACCCGTCGCTCAAACATATGCCCACCACGGATTTTGAAGAGGAAAAACTGTTCGGATGACGCCATTGTATCAAGAGCTTCATGCCTGGATGGCCAAGCCATTCATCTGGGGCGAGACGGATTGCATGATCTGCCTGGCGGATTGGGTGCTGCGGGTCACAGGGAAAGATCCCGCGGCCTCTATTCGTGGGGTTTATGACAGCCGGGGATCTTGTCAGCGCGAAACCGGCTTTCTGCGCCATCCTGTGGACGCGGTGGAAGCCTGCCTGGACACCATTGGAGGTTTGCCGCGCGTGAGCCTGCCCTCACCGGGGGATGTGGCTGTGCTGATGTTGCGCGATGGTGAGGGGCGGCATGCGCCCTGCGGTGGCATCTGGTTGGGCACGGCGTGGGGCTGCAAGGGTCCGAGCGGCACAACCACCATTAAGCCTGCGGGTGTTCTGGAGGTCCTGGCCATCTGGGGTGTTGGCTATGACGCGTAGTGTATTGTTCGCCGCCTTGCTGGGATCCACCATGCTCTCGCCGCGACCGGCGGAAGCGGCCCCTGTTGTAGCCTTTGTGGGCGGCGCACTTGGGGTTGGGGCCAGCACAGCGCTGGCAGCCACGGCGGCCTACGCCTCAGGGGCTGCATTTGCGGGCACTCTGGTGGGTGGGTTTGTGGTGCGCACTGTGGTCGCCATTGGTCTTTCGGCCCTGGCTGCCAAACTGGCTCCGTCGCCTGCAGCGGCGAATGCCTCCCCGATTGAGCGCATGGTGAACTTTGCGCAGCCGGTGTCTTATGCGGAATGGGTCTATGGGCGCACGCGAAAGGGCGGCCCAGTCGGATTTACCGGGTTTGCAAATGACAAACGCTGGTATGTTCCCATACTCGCCGCGCATCCGATCAAAGGCGTGGTTCAGCATCGTTTGGATGAGCGGATTGTCAGCCTTACCGATGCGGCGGACACCAACGCCAGCAATATCTCGGAAAGCCCAATTGCAGGCTATGGGCGCGTTGATGTCTTTACCGGAGATCCTGGGCAAGAGGTGCATGCCGGTCTTGATGCCGCCTTTGCAGAAATCACCTCAGAGTTTGACTTCGAGGGGCTGGCCGGGGCTGTGATCTGGGCAGCGCGACCGCCAAACGAGTCTTACACGCAGGTGTTTCCAGGGGGGCGTCAGTGGCAGTACTCACCGGTGCTGGATGGGAAGAAGGATCTCTATGATCCGCGTGACGGTCAGTACAAGTTCTCAGCCAATGCGGCCCTGGTGTTTGCGGATTGGTGCGTCAATGTCATGGGGCGGGAGGTCGATTGGGATGAGATCGCGGATGAGGCAGACGCCTGTGATCTCGTTGAGCCGGATGCGGCTGGCATTCCCCGCAAAAGATGGGAGTTGAATGGAACGCTGTCTGATGAGCAGGATTATGAGACCCACCGCGCACAATTGGCCACGGCCTGTGATGCCTTTGTCTATGACCGCACGGATGGCAAAGTTGGCTTCACTGTCGGGCGCTGGCTGGAGCCTGAGCTGACGTTGGGGCCTGACGACTTTCTGTCGTTTGAGATCACCGAGGGTCAATATGGGGCCGATGCGCCTGATGAGGTCGCAGCGCTTTATACCGAGCCGGACAATGGGTGGCGGGAAACCCCCAGCGGGGCCTGGGTGGCGCGCATTGCGGCCAAGCCTGTCACGGATCAGCCGCAGATCTTCATGGTCACCAATCACTTCCAGGCGGCCCGGCTCAACAAGCGCTTGGCCCGCTCAAAACACGCCCAGTACCAATTGCGTGGCGCCATCGGCATGAAGGGATACGAGATTCTCGGGGGCCGATCCGGGGGGCGTGCGCATCGGTTTGTGCGCTTTGTGCATCCTGAACTGGGGCTGGATCTTTATCTTGAAGTCGGGGAGATGGCACGCGAAAGCCTTGGGCTGTTCTCGCTCTCTGCCAATACAGTGCAGCCGGATGACTTTGTACTTACGGCGGCAGAGGAGCCTGCGCGCCCGACATATGAGGCGGTTGAAGGGCAAACGGGCGTGCCGGCCCCGTCAGGCTTCCACGTCGCGACCGCAGGCAATGGCGCGGCCACGTTTGAGTGGGACGCGCAAAGCCCGGCTTACCTTCAGGATATCCGTTATCGACGGCTCTCAGTATTTCCCTTCTGGACGCAGAGCGCAGTGGGGAGTGAGCAAACAACGCTCAATGTGTCAGATCTGGCGTCTGGCGAAGACTATGAGGTGCAAATCAGAAACCGGTCCAACGGGCTTGGTATCTCTGATTGGTCGGCCTCGGAAACATTTACAGCATAGGTGACAATCATGGTGGCACTTACACCTGAGGGGGTTCTCTACGGGAACCCTCCTCGATCAGCGCACGCTCCGGAACGGGATGACTTCCTGGCCTGGATGCGGGCAACGGAAAGCCTCGCGGGGAGCGGCAGCCTCACATCGTTCAACGAGACCCTAGCGGTGCTGCAGGCGAGACCGGCGGTGGCGGAGGGCAAGTTTGCCCTGGTCATCAGCGATGCCGAGGAGGCTGGGGTTTACGAGCGGGTTGCAGGCGATTGGCAGAAGGTCGCGGGGCTTCCTGCGATCTTTACCGAAAGTCTCGCTGCCGTGCGTGCGGAAGCCGCCAGAGATCTGGCGCAAGCCTATGCCGCTGCCGCCAATGCCAGCCGACAAGAGGCGGCCGAGATCGTGGGGTTCGATCCAACCCTTTACCTGCTCAAAACAGGGGGAACTCTGACCGGCGATCTTTTTCTGGATTATAGTTCAATAGTACATGGTCAGGTAAAGGGTCGCCTTACGAATGCAGATGCTGCTGTGGGCATTGGTTCTGGCTCAGTCGGGTTTACGATCAATGATGGGCAGGGAAACGCCAACATCACGTTCAACCACCTCTTTGGTACCCCAGACAGCGATTCACCAACTCAGTCTGCTGCACGTATTGTTGCTGACACTGACAGCGATACCGCCAATCTGAAGTTTATGTTGGCGAATGCCACTACAAAGGATCAAAATATCGTTGCCGTGAATGTCTTGAACCTAACCCTCTCAAGCATTCGACTCTTTCGCGATACAGTTGTCGAAGGCTCTTTATCTGCTGACCGTGCCGCTGGATATTGGATTGCTACCAATTCCGAAGCCAGAGCCGGAACCAATAACGACAAGATCATGACGCCGCTGCGCACCGCTGAATGCATTGCTGCAAATCAGGCGGTGAGAGCTTGGGTCAACTTCAACGGCACCGGCACCCCGACAATACGTGCGTCCCATAATGTCACGTCGATCACCGACAACGGCGCGGGTGACTACACCGTGAACTTTGCGACCAACATGCCGCATTCCAACTATGCGCCACTGATCACCCATCAAGATACCATCAGTGGGCGAGGCTTTACGCGGCTCGTTTCCAGAACGGCGTCAGCATACCGGTTCGTCACCACGGCGGGTGATGGCAACCCAATTGATGTGCCCAACATCTCTGTCGCCTTTCTTGCGTAAGGATCAAACCATGACTGAAAAACGTATCGTCTATCAAAATGATGAGGGCGGCATTTGCATTCTCATCCCGTGGCTAGGGTCTGGTCTCACGGTTGAGGAGATCGCGGCCAAGGATGTTCCACACGGCAGCCCCTTCAAGATCCTGGATGCTGCTGATGTGCCGACCGATCGCTCTGGTCGTGATCTCTGGGCCGTCGATGAGGCGGATCTGACCGATGGCGTGGGCGCCGATTATGGCGTCGGCTCTGAGAACCCTTTTGTGATGCCACAGCCGCCTGAAGAAGACGCGGTTGAGGAAGAGCCCGCCGCCCCAGAACAGGAGCCCGTCGCATGAGCATTATCTCGATCAGGCCGAAAACCCCGACAGGCGCAGATGTGAATGCAGAGCGCGACCGGCGTCTGCATATGCAGCCCTTCACCGTGACGGGGTACAATACAACCATTGTGGTCGAAGGGGACGCAGCAGACCGGCAGAACCTCTTGGCGCTCGGCACAATCGCCCAGGGGATGATTGAGGCTGGCAACACCGACCTGATGCAATACCGCGATGGTGCAAATGTGGTTCACGCGCTCACACCCGCTCAGATGCATGAGCTTTGGATGAAGGGGGCCGCGTTGATCTCGGCTGTCTCGCGCGCATCCTGGGTGCTGAAAGATGATTCCAACGGGATCCCCGCAGACTTTGCGGAGGATAGCTATTGGCCCGCATGATCGCTCTGAGCTCATCGATGCACCTCTTCCCTTCAACGCCAATTTGAGAGCAGCACATGGCAATGATTGAAAACAGCGACCGTGGGATCACCTTGAACAAATCCCTCGCTTGGACCGTGGCCTGTGGTCTGGTTGGCGCAGGGCTGTGGGTGGGCATTCAGGTGGCCACCCTGCGCGGGGAGACCGCAGCGCTCTCGCAGACCATCAACGGGTTGCGGGTAGATCTCACCGCCTCCGAGGCCCGTCAAGCGGCGCTGACCTCGCGGGTGCGGGCCAATGAGACCGCACTTGCCCGCCAGGATGAGCGTCTGTCGCTGATCCTCTCCACCCTGAACAAGATCGACAACCGGCTTGAGCGCATGGAGCGCCTGCCGATCCGCTGATCCCCTCGAAAATTGAACGAAACCCAAAGCCCGCCTGCGGGCCTTTTCCTGTTGGAGGAATGACTATGCCTGACAAAAAGTTGCTTGATGAAAAATGGCGCTGGCTCGCCTTGAGTTCTTACACGGCGTTGGCCTTCTACGCACTCGCCGCGATCACAGTGGCCCCGGATCTGATCTATCTGGCCACCGGAATTGATACCAATCCCCGCGTCTGGTCGTTCCTGCAGCTTTGGACCATTCTGCTGGGCATCATCGGCAGGCTGGTTTTGCAGCCGCGTGAGGGCGCGTTGCGTCGTCGGCTCATTCTTGCTGTGGTGGTGCTTGGGACTATCATCGTTGCAGCGCAGGCCATGGCGCAAACCACAGCGCGCCAGACAATGCAGGTGCTTGTTCCCCATGTCATCAAATGGGAAGGCGCGCACCGCTGCAAGGATGCCCCGCAGATGCATTGCGCGTATCTCGATATCGTGGGCGTGCCTACTGCGTGTTTCGGGGAAACCCAAGGCATCAAGCTCGGTAATCGCTTCACCGATCGGCAATGCCGGAAGATGCTTGATCGTCGCTTGTCTGATGACTACCGCGCGGGCCTGCATCGGTACTTCACGCCTGTCACCATTGCGACCCGTCTGACGCCGGAACGGGACGCCGCCTATGTATCGCTTGCCTACAATGTCGGAATCCGTGGGGCAGGGCGATCCACCGCCACCCGGCGTTTGAATGCGGGTGATATCGCGGGGGGGTGCCAGGCGTTGACGTGGTGGAACAAAGCCGGGGGCCGAATGGTGCGCGGCCTCGTGCGCCGCCGGTCAGCGGAATACACGCTCTGCATGGAGGGCGTGGCATGATCTATGCATTGATCGCGTTTGCGCTCGCCCAGCTTGCGGACATCGTCTCCACCACCAAGGCCCTGAAGTCAGGCGGCACCTGCGAGGCAAACCCCGTCGTGCGCTGGATGATGGATCGGTTTGGCCGGGGCTGGATTGTCGTGAAGCTGGTGGTTTCAGGTGGGGCGGCTTTCCTGCTCTGGAAAACCGGTTTTGAATTCGGGATCTGGGCCATGGCAGCGGTGACCGCGTGGGTCGCTTATCGCAACATGCGGTTTGTCAAATGAGATCCCGCATCTTCTGGGCGGTCGGCGGTGCCGCCGCCCTAGCTCTGATGGTTTGGTTTGTTTGGTCGAGCGGGTTTGCGGCAGGTGAAGCTGCAGAGATGGCCCGCAATGAAGCTCAGCGAAAACTAAAGCAGCATGAACTGTTTCAACTGGCTGACCGGCTGTCAGATCGGGAGGCAGAATTGGAAAGGTATCGCAGTGCCCAATTTGAATTATCGCAAGAAATGGAGGATGCCGCGCGTGCTGATCCTGACAATGCTCGCCCCGGCATCGGCGCTGCCGGGTTGCGCAGGTTGGAGCGGCGCTGGCGCACTGCGCATTGAGCCGCTTTCCCCTCAAGTTGAGGCTCCATGCCCGCACCCGTCCGCACTGCTAAGTCGGGGCGGCACTGTGGCCGATGACGAAGTAAGCCTTGGTCGCGTTGGCGATGCACTGATCCAATGCGGGCAGGAAAAATCGGTGGCTGTTGAGGCGTACTATGGCGTCCGGAGCGCGCTCGAGCAGTAGTGCTTCTGTCTTGAAAAGCGGTTCAGTGTTCGCCATTTATTCTGAATGCGAGTTAAGGACGATCCTCTGCCCACAGTCGAGATCGCTTGCAAGCACTGCAAGCGGCATGGCCGATATAGCCTCGATCGGTTTGTTGAAATCGTGGGCGGAGAGACCTTGCTGCCGTGGGCGCTCCACATCATTTCACAAGACTGCCCCGAGGATCGTCCCAGCCCGATTAATCTCGATGGCAGGTGCAGCCCGTATTATGCGCAAGATTGGGCAAACGCCTTTAAGCGGAACTGATGCCTTATTTGCTGGACGCCCCTACGACCTAACATCTTTCCGCAAATTAAGGTACTGTCTCGATTTGGCCTCACTGGCCGCAGCCTTAGCCCGATGTTCGCTGCCCTCTGTTTCCCCCCTCTCTAGCGTTTCCTCTTTCCCGTCGCACAAAACTCCATAGACCTCCCAAACCCACAGCATTTTTGCTCCCGGCCCACTATTGCTACCGGGACGGACGGAGAACTTCAGATCAAGATACTTCAAAACACAGTTCTCCTTTTAAGATCCGGCGAGAATTGCCGTCAAAATAGCACCAATGATTGCCCCAGCAATACCAGCCGTCGCACCAATAGACGCAGCCCAACGCGTGGTCTTCATCGCAAGGTCATGTGTAGCGGCTTGTGCGCGGCGATTTAGCTCTGCATGGCAAAGGCCTGCGGCCATGCGATAATTCGAGCCACCTGTGTTTGCTGTCACGATAGTCTGGTGCAGCTCAGCATCGGAAAAGTCTGTCAATTTTTCCAATGCAAGCTCGAAGCTGTCGATCTCTCGAGCCTCGAGTGCACGCGCAACGCTATAAGGTCGTGTCATTCTGACGCTTTGCTCTTTATTTGGGCCGGTTGTCTGATGAGTGGAAGTGCAAGAGTTCAGCAACACGCCCGCCATCAGTTTTCGTGGCTCGCAATTCGGCGGCAATTCCAGCGCCTCCGGCAGAAGCCTCTACACTCTTCGCCGCAGCCTCTAGGTACTGATCCAAGGTTGTCGCATCCAGTCCGCCACTGGTCACCAATATCTGCTGCATGATCAAAGATCGAGCGCGCAAAGCATCAATCTCCCTGGCTTGCCTATTGACCTCGTCCGCAAGGAACTGAACAGCTTCAACCCAATTATCTGTATCAATGGAAGGCATAAAATTCTCCTTTATTGAATCGTATAGCCCGCCCGAAACCTACAGGCTGAGTTCACGACGTGCTTTCAAATTTTGCATTGCATCCCAAATGATATAGATACCAATGCCTGCTAGGAAGATGAAGGGAAACCCAAACAATATTTGACTCCAACCGGGTTTGCTTCCCCAAACTTTCAGTGTCTCATTCTTATAAGCACGGGGGTAGAATATGCCCCTCTTTCTGTGACCCACTAGGCTAACGAAGTTGCCATCATCGATCATCACAGGAGCAGAAAGGCTCAATGATACAGGTGTGTTAGCCAGTTTGAAGATCGCAGCGTTTGACTGGTCAGTTGTGTCCATGCCTCCAGACACTCCGTTAGAGTATCGAACATCGCTGACGACTCCTTTAATCAACTCTAGCTGCACAGAAAACCTCTTCAATCAAACTTCAGATGCCAAGATCCCAATTTGGTTTTGTGCCATGTACCACCATGCTTCGCGGGTTCAGTCTCACCAGTGTAAATTGTCGTCTCAATGGGATCATTAAAAGAATCGATAGAGGAAAATTCAGGGCGGTCAACCTCGAAGATTCGCTCATCATCCTGAACGGAAATCTGTTTACGTTCCATAACTTCCGTCGATATCCTGTCGATATCAACCAAGTCCGAAATCAAGACTCGGCGTCGATTGCTCGCATTGTCCCTCCTTGTCACCACTCGCAAGTTTGAGGGCCTGTTGTCCGACGGATTGTGATTAATATGATCAATATCGAAGTCTCTAGGCACCCACTTCCCTAGAGAGACCGCAGCTATAAAGCGATGAGTGAGAATTGACTTTCCGCCATACTGAAACCACAGATAGTCATACCCGTCACGGCTTTTACGGCCATTTGGTGTTTCGCCAACAACGTTCCCCATAAGGTAGTCAAATGGAACCTCAGCAATAGCGCTTTCAAGGTCAGGATAGGGAAGCTCATGAGGATGCTCGGCCTTAAACTTTCCGACAAGAATGGACCGCACATATTCCAAGTCCTTCATATAAAACTCCTACTAAAATGCCTCATTACGTCTCGCAAAACCTTGGCGTTGACCGATCTCACCATGGTGTAAGGCGCAATCATATCTTCGCTCCGACGCATTCCAAGTACAACACACATCCTGAGCCTGAACGCTAGTTCGGAGGATCAGGAGTATTTCGTTTTCCTCCTTATCGATCCCAGCTCTGTGCGTTCGGATCAGTGCGCTTACAATCGACTGCATGACATGAGATGGGGCAACACAAGCACATCAAAACACTCTCCAAAGTCCGAAAGATCCAACGCGAGCCAGATGTGACATCCCATTATTGATATATATCATCGTGATCGCTACACGTCCCCTCCTTGTATCATTTACAGTTCGAGAGGTTTCGAATAGTACCGGAATCCAAATTGATTTCGGAGAAAAGTAATTGAAGAAGTGTGGGCCAGATCGCAGGCTATGGCTCAGTATAAGGGCGCGAAACCAAGAAAAACGTAATCTTAGACAAGTGCCGCCGCTTCTAAGTGGCTCGCTACAAGACGTGACAATCCATCCGGTACACCGTAGGCGCAGCAACTATCACAACAGTTTAGTGAGCATATGGCAAGGTGGAGCGGAGGAAACTGCTGTTTGCAGACAGCCCCCTCGTCCAGCTCCAAAATCTCTGTGTTTCAGAACGAACCGGATAGCCACTACACAGTTCTTTGACCAATTGCGGCGCGGCTTTAGTATCTCGATCAATCGGAGGGAAGGCGGGTTTGTCACACGTAAAAATCCGAATTCTCGTCCTTGGATAGCCGGTTACATCGACTTTGCTTCAATTCAAAGTATTTCTATGTCAGCAGCAGTCGTACTCGCGGCGGACTATGACCGGCTTAGACATTTCCTAAGCGAAGTTCCACCGACCATCAACCTTCGCCGGTGGGATCCAGTTGTTGTCACGAAATTGCATCAGCTGGGCTTCTTTAATATCCTCGGGCATCAACCAGATCCTAATTTGCTGCTGCAGGACGGGGACTTCTTGCTGATGCGTATCCTGCGCTCAACTGACTGCGGAAACCTTGGTGACGTTGATGATGCATTGATGGAACTGGGAGCGTTTGTTTCTGAGGATGATGAATCACTAGACGAAAAAGTGACCCATACCTTGTCGATTGTGAGCGAGGTGATGTCGAACGTTACCCAACACGCCTACCGAAATGATGTCGATTTCAGGTACGACCATCTAGATAGCTTCTGGGTCTCTGCAGAGGCAAACCGTTCGGATAGAACGCTAAGAATTGTGCTATACGATCAAGGTGCCACGATACCTGTAACTTACCCGAAGATGGCCCGAACGGACAGAGTCATACGCTTTCTCGAGCGGGTTCTCCGGGGATCGCCGAAATTTGACTATGGGGATGATGGGACCTATATCAGAGCTGCACTTAGGTATGGCGGATCGCGAACGGACTTGAGTTATCGTGGGAAGGGTTTTCCACAGATGATCGAACTTTTGGACACACTTGGTGGTGGAGAACTTACCGTATTGAGCCGTGGCGGCTGGTGCGCTCGAGCGAGAAACGGAAAAGTTACTTCTGGGAGCTATCCTTGCTCAATCGGCGGCACCTTGGTTGAGTGGAAAATAGAATTGTAAATTATGGACACGGAAACAATGACCATAGACATCGCTAAGCAGTTCTCGCGGCACCCGGCAGGACGGGTGCCTTCAGACGGCCCCGATAACGGTGAGCGTTTCCGCAATGAGTGTCTTGTGCCCGCCCTACTTGCCGCATTAAATAGCGCGCCAAAGAAGACCGTAGTAGTGGATATTGACGGCTGTAGGTCGTTCGGTTCGTCGTTTCTCGAGGAATCATTCGGGGGGCTGGCGCGGGTGCCAGCGTTCCCATTTCCCGAAGCCTTGAAGATTCTGTCGATCCGCTCCAGCAAGCCTCATCTTCAGATATATAAAGATGCTATCCTCGGCTACTTGGATGACGCCAAGGCGAGAGCCGCAATTTAG